CAAAATTTTAAGAAAACTAAATTAAAAAAATTATTTCCTGAACAAAATTTAAGTGAAAGGCAAATTATGATAAACAATAATATAAATCGTGTATATGATTGTGGACAAATGAAATTTGAATATATAATCGTTTGATTTTTTATTTTATAAAAAATGTATGATTATGTTCCAGCCGTTCTACATAACAAGGTTCCTGACCAAAAATTTAAGTGAAAGACAAATTATGATAAAATGTATTATCTTATTTAATATATAGATTATAATTTTAACAAAAAAATTCATTAAAATAAGAAATAAACATGAAAAAAATTTTAGTTATATTATTATTAATTTTATCATTTTTTCCACTTTATGGTCAGTCATATACTACAGTGAGCGATTATGCACATTTTGCATCAGGATTTATAATTTCATCAACATCGTATTCAACAATATATATGTTATCACAAAATGAATGGTTGTCTATTGGAATTTCATCTGGATTAAGCATATTATGTGGAATAGGAAAAGAAATATATGATTTGAAAATAAAGCAAACAAAATTTGATTTAAATGATTTAGTTTTAACAAATTTAGGTGCTATTAGTGGAATTATAATATTTAAAATTAATATAAATAATAAAAAAATAAAAAATAATAAAAAATAATTAAAAAATCAATTGATTTTTTAATTATAAGAAAAATATATATCTTTGCTTTAAATAAATATTTTTCAATATTTCGTAAAATAATATAAAAACATGATTAAAATTAAATATCAAGACAATGTTCATCAATATGATGAAGATGATAGACCAATCACAACTTGGGATAACAAAAAAGGGTTCTGGATAATTAATTCAGAATATGAAAATGAAGATATTGATTGGTGGGGTGAAGATAATGATTTTCCAAAAGGAGTAAAATTAAATACATTAATATGAAATTAACAATTGATCAATTAAAAAAAATTTTATCGATTCAAATAAATCGGATATATTTAATGATGATGTTAATTACTTAGAACTAATTAAAAATGAACTGGAAAATAGAGAAAATTTAGTGAGTGAAACTAAATTGTAATCCACCACAATTGTAAATATTAAATAAATCTTGCGATTTTATATGACCCGTCAAAGAAAACAACAAAATCTTTAGTTTTGTTGATGAATTTGACATTTAGACTTCCATTATTTAATATATAATTAAAATAGGCAGTGTCAATCGAAGTAAACCTAACCTATTTTAATGTTCTTTGATGTAATGATATGTGGTTCTGAATTAAAAACTTAATTCAGGTAAAATCATGAAAAGTAAATAATTAACAAAAAACAAGGTTAATTAAATAAAATATAGTCTGGATCAGGGACTGATCAACGGACTTAAAACAAAAACACGGTGAGGCGTTTCCAGTAGGAAAGTCTGTGAAACGTGAAACACATTAGTCTTTAGCTAATGCGTAGTTCATTGAATCTATAAAATAATCTTTCTTATAATTCAATTTAAATCCTAAATAATAATATAAATTACCATTAAAATATGTTCTATCAACATATGTTTTTACTGTTTTTGATATATAATTATTAATAAAATATTTAAAAAGTTTACTTGGTCCACCAATGATCATATAATTTAATTTATTGCAGAATCTATTTAAAATATAATCATTTTCATTCTTTATAAATGTCATTATTGATACCAATTCGTTATTATAAAATAAGCCCAAATTGATATCTGATATTTCCGCATTATTAATATGATTATCATTCAAAAAATTCTCAATTATTTTAGTATCTATTATTTCTTTGATATATGTTTTTCTTGCATAAATTCTATTATCAGTTTTATATAATTTATTTAAAATTATAGATTTTATAATATTTTGTTTATATTTCCAATCATCTTCCCAAATGTGTATTAATTGTACTCCTTTTTCTAAACATTCTTCTGATTTTTTAAAATGGTAATTGTTTGCTTTATGCAAATCACTATGCCAATAAAGACCATTAAATTCGAAAGCTAATTTTAATTCAGGTAAATAAATATCTAATTCTTTACCATTTAATATTTTCCTGTCATTTTCTATAATTTCTCCAGAATAATTTTCTTTAATAAAATTTAATAATTGAAGTTCTTTTCCTGAAATTGCTTTGTCTATTGGATTACAAATTGTACAAATTGTAGTACCTGATGTTCTTCGTCCACTCAATAACGTATAACTTATTTTAAAAACATGTCCATGTTCACATATCATTGTATATTCTTTTTTATCTAAATCTAAATTGATAATTTTATATTCAGGATAATAATTTAAAAATTTCTTTAATATTGTAGTTTTTAAAGTATTCAAAGTTTTCTGTTTTATGTCTGAATTTTGCATTGCATGTTCATAGTCATATCTTTTTAAATTTGTGTTTTTTATTTTTTCTTGTATTTCTTTTAATGATTTAACATTTTCAACACCATATAATTTAATATTCGTTTGTTTCATTTTTTCTCGTATAATATTAGATTTTAATGGATTATCTACGCCATAATTTTTATATAGAGTTTCTTTACTCTTTTTGTTTATTGCTTCATTTTGTAATGGTGAATTATGACCATATTTTTTAATATTCGTTTCTATCATTTTGGATTTTATTATATTGGATTGTGCTGGTGTTTTTGTACCATATTTTTCTAATGATTTTAATTCCTTTTCTTTAATGATATCAGGATCTGAACCTATACATTTATTACAACAATATGTATAATAACCAATAGTAGAATTTTTAAATTTTACAGTATTATTACAATTGGGATTTTTACATTTAACAATATTTTTAATATCATTTAAATAATGATAAACTTGTTGCTTAAAAGGCAATGAATCTAAATCATTTAACTTTATGAATTTTATAACACCTTCATATATTTCAATATGATGTTCTTTCAAATATTTTTCTCTAAACATTTTTCCAGATGGATCAATTAATTCTTTTAATTTATTTTTGTACATAGGTTTCTTTTATTCCTATATATTAAATAAAAAAGACCGAAAAATTCGGTCTTTTAATTTTTTATATATTTTAATCTTTATTGTGCTTGGAACCCGCTTGACTCAAGGTCGCCTTTCTTTAAAATCGTAATATTGTTTACGATTATGCCCATCGATTTTATTATTTCAATATATGTGTCAAGCACACCCATTTGTAAGTCTATAATATAATTTGTGTTATTAGTTTCATCAATAACGTTTTTGAAATTGTATAGACCATTTCTATTTTGGAAATCTTTACAGATAGCATCGGCTCTAAATTTAATTTCTGCTCTAATTTCTGGTGTATTGAATCTCCATTGGTATCTTAATAACATATCGTATAAAGCATTTTCAAGTTCGATTAATAATTCTCTTGAATGTATAATACTTAATGAACTATAAGGGAATACTTGTGCTGTACTTTCAGAGTTAATACAGTAACCTGCGTTACGTTTTTTAACAATAGGATTAAGGTTCATTGCATATAAATTAGCTAAATCATCATCACTGAAATCCATTTCAACGCCAGCTATATTAGTAACTCTACCATTAGAAATACCTGCACAAACAGTCCAAGGTTCTATTGCAGATTGACTTGTAATAAACTTCTGCATATAAGTTGTAGCTGCGTATGCTGCTGGTGGAACGTCTTTTGGAGTACCATTATCATCAACAGTAACATATGGAAAATAGTAACCTACACAAGATGCGCCTACGCCATCACCATAAGAATATAGGAATGATGGATTTCTTGTTTCGTCTCCACCTTCTTTTAAGAATGTTGTGTTTAAAGTTAAATCATCATTAGTGAAATAAGGATTAGTTGATTTTTTCAATGTTTTTACAGATGGTGCATTAATAAAGCCTAAGCAATTTAATTTCATACCGCAAATATCTACTAATTGTTGTTTAGATCTATCTGTTAAACCAAGACCGAAACCATCAACTAAATATCTCCAAGATATTTTATTTTTATTAACAAGACCTTTTGCAAGATTTGTAGTTTTTTCCATAACGTCAAGAATAGTTGACTGTCTTGTTTCTGTTCCGTTAGGTAAAGAATCTGCATGTATTCTAAATGGATTTAATGTGATAGCTTTATAAGTATCTACATATTTATCTATTTGAGGATAAGCAGTAGTTTGGTAAGTTGATTCGACTTGACTAATTTTGATTGGCATATCAGTTTTAATAACTTTCCAATTTACATTTGTAGTGTCATTAGTTGTTGAAATTATTCTACACAATTTCTTAGGTGTATAACCATAATATTGTCCACCTGCTTGATAATCTGCTTCATTATAGTAAGCTTCTAAGAAGTTGCCTTTAATGATTTCTGAATATCTTAATTTATCAACTTTAATTTCATAAACTAAGTTTGGTAATTTAGTTGTGTCGAATGATGCTATTTCTATAGATTGTTTATAATTTGATATATTTGACCAAACTATAAGTTCGCTATCATAAGCAGAAGACCAATATTCTATTGGTTTTGGTGATGCTGATGAAGTATTATCTGACATAAAATCTACATATACTTTATCTGTATCTTCTACCCACATTTTTAAATATATTCTTTTTTGTACGTCTGTTGTTGCACTATTAGATTCGTAACCAAAGTCACCATTATTGATAATACCATTATAATAATTTAAATAGATTTCTGAATATTTACCAATAACGCCTGCATTTGAAGTATTACCTGAACCAGTCAAATCATCTGCTGGTGCTAATGTTGTGATTAATCTATCCACACCAATTGCTGATAGTGAATCACTAATATAAAATTCATTATCTAAATAATAAACTAACCATTTATAAGTATCAGTATTATCATAAAATTGTGTTGGTGTTTCTGAACCTACTGGTATTAATATTGTAGCATCAGATTGTAAAGTAGAATCCATATATGTTGCACCAACTATCGGATATTTATATCCATTTGTCTTATTGATGATAACACCTTTGGCATCATCTAAATAAGATTCCATTTCATCATATGCTGCACGATATCTTAGTTTTTTGTAATCATTAAAACTTGTGCTACCTGAAGTATTTTCGAATGTTAATTTAACATAATTTGTTGTGCCTATTGTTAGACCACTTGCAGTAATATCTGTTAAAGGTAAGTAGCCATTAGTGTCTAATGTAATAGGTGTATAATCCACCATTAAAGCTGTGTCAGTTGCGCCAGTTCCTGGTGTTACGCCGGAAGTCATATATAAATGAACATAACCTAAAATTATTACATCATTATAATCTGTTGTAAAATCTAAATCTGGTAATAGTGCGCCACTTAATGTTTGTTTTCCTTTTAAAATATTAACTGTTGCTAAATTTCCAGCAGTTAAATATAAAGCATCATATCTTTCTTGTGTGCCAGGTGTAGTGAAAGTTAATGGATCAAATGTATAATCTGTTATACTTGTATCAAATGTATATGAAGTTAATCCTAAATTAAATGCGGCATTTGTTAAATTAGTTAAACTAATTGTTCCTTTTTGAACATATAAATTAGAATAAGTTCCAGGAGTTAATACAATTGGTGATCCACCTGGTGTTGTTGAAACTGAGAACTGATTTGATGTTGACATTTGATAAATATAATATGCAGTGTTTGCTGATAATCCACCTTGTGCTGAGTTGAAATAAACTAAATCATTAGCTTGTAGTACAGTTTGCCAGTCAGATATTGAAGGGTTACTAAAATTGATATTTGAACCAGCATCAATATAAATCCAAGTTCCAGTTGGATCTATACCTTCAATTTGTAATAAAGTTGATCCCGTTGCATCAATTTTTGCTTCATCAACATACCAATTTGTTTTATTACCTGTTCTACTATCTTTTCCAGCAAATCCAGTTGAACCTGAAGGCATATCAATGGCATAGTTACCGAATACGTTACCGTGACTATCTAATGGCATTTGTTCGAATGTTAATGATTCGATAATTGATTCTTGATATGATAAGAAATCAATACTTGTTGTTTCTTGACCAACGAGATTAGAACCAATAATATCAATTTTACCATTTGGATAATCTGCATCTAACAATAAATCTTCATAATACGTACAGAATAATCCAGTTGTATCAGTATCATTATTGATAACGGTTTTGATATACATATTTCTATCATTTAAATCTTTGAAGTAAGGTATTAAACTACAATCATAATATCCAACTGTTGTTACATTTGCTTCGTTTACAAAATCTTGAATTTTAGTTTTATCTAAACCTTCCGCAGTAAAATATGTTGACCAAGTTGAATCTACTGACAATGAATCATAATCAGACCAGTCACCATCTAATATTAAGACAGAAACAATATAATCTGACATCCAATCTTTAGGATGTATATATGATGGAACTTTTGTAATACCACCATACCAATCTTCGGCAGTTACATCAAATCCTGTAATACTTGATTTATAAATAAAAGTTGTAATCGTTTTTTCTCCAACATTTGTGATGTGGAATAAACGGTTAGTATCAATTGTAGGATCATTTACAAAATCAAGAAAGGATTCTGAGTCTCTTTCCCAGAAATCTTGTCTATTAAATAACCTTGAATAAGGCATTGTTTTAATTGTATTATTCGCTGTATTTGATGCACAAGATATTGATTTCCAAGAAACTTGATCTCTTGTATCATCTGTTGCTAATAAATTAAGTGCCCAAATTGGACCACTTTGTAACATCTTAATACAAGTTCTATGAAAATATGAACCTTTTCTTTCTAAACCTCTATCAATGCTTCCAAATATTTGTTCAAATTGATTTGGACTAGTTATATAAATTGGTTTATTTACTGGACCACGTTTTGAAAACCCTGGTACCAAGTTGATAAGAACATTTTGTAAAGGTAGTTCAACTATAGAATTGTTAATTTCCTCAATAAATATACCTGGTCTGTTATATTTACCAAGATCTTTGGTT